GTCCTAAAGTTGTGGCTACTAACTCTATTAATGAATCATCAGTATTTTTATCAAAAGGAAGATTTTTAACTAATTCGGTTCCAGATTTAATGTAGTTGAAAACTATATCATAGATTCTTCCAAGTAGTTGGAAATCTCTAGATCTTTGATAATAAACAGTAGGAGTTAAATATTGTGTTTTTATCATAATTATTTCAATTTAGATCCTTCACTTATCTTTATATTACTTAAATCTGTGTCTAACTGAGGTAAGGTATATTTTCTAGTTATATTGTTAGGATCACTTCAGAATTGATATTCGGTTGGGTCGTAATTAACTAAGAAGTTATTATCTAATACTGCGTTATAACAGAATTCATCACCAGCTACCTCTTTTATGAAATCCAAAATATAGCCAGCTATGGTTTGAGCTGTCGTGTCGTCAGTTGTGCTGAAACCAAGATGCTCTAAATCGATTCCATTATATTTAGTGCTTACAGCTGTAACTCCGCTAAATATTACTAGGCTATCTTTAGCAGCAGTAGTCTTTTCTATTGTTATCTCTTTAACCGCATTCGTCAATGTAAAAACATTTAATCCAGATTTAAGAGTTTGAGATGGTCCAGCTGTACTTGGAGTTACTGGATTATAATAATTTATTTTAGCGTCAGCGCTGGGGTCACCTGTAACTGAAACTGTTATTCGTCCACCGAGGCTTGAATTTTTAAGTTCAGTGTATACAAACATTAATCCTTGAGCATTATCTGGAATACTAACTGGTAATATGACTCGACTTAATGTTGTTGGAAGTGATGTATAATTATTTTCAAAATTATTTAATTCTATAGTTTGACCAGATTCATCTGTTGATACAGGAACTTCTTGGAAAACTGTGATAATAACATCATCTACTTCTCTAAATCCAGTAGCTAAGGTGTTATCTTCAACAAATGTTGCAAGACTTATATTATCACTTCCAGCTTCTTGAATTAAGTAATTACATCTCAAGCTTATTCTGTTTACGCTGCTTGAGGAAGAACAGATAGTTTGAGTGCTTTGATCCTTAAACTTAAGTATCAAATTATGATATCTATCTCTCTCGAATACCTGTGTTAAATTAGGACCGATATTTAGATTTAATCTAGATCTAACACACCAATCAGAAGCTATAACAGGTAAAGTAGCAGAAGAATCAGTATCAGCAAATTGATATGTGACTGTACCAGAAACTTTTTTAAATGTGTTATCTAAAGCTGTTCCAGAATCAGCTAAAGCTAATTTTATAATTTTAGAACCGGCTCCAAGATTAAGTGTTCTCATCTCAGTCAAACGTATTGTCTTAATAGTTGAGGCTGCTGGATTAAAATTATATCAGTCTGCTGCAGCAATAGCATTTAATCCTTCATTAGCTATTTTATCTATATCTACATCTTTGTTAGATGGTTTATTTAAGACCTCAGTTGGTAATGGATCATCATTTGTATCAAGTAATTCTATTTTTGTACCGCTTCCATATGTCAATAAAGTAGTTTTTGTTATATCAGTATAGAAGAAATATTCGCCTTCTTCTAAAATATGTCCGTTTTCAATACTTCCAGACTTGGTAACCCATAATATTGGATAATAGGATTGTGTCTCATTAGAAGGTATTAAATCAACCTGCTCTTTCAAGACAGATAATTGTTGCTTGGTACTTAATGAAACAAAACCTCCAATGCTTGCTCAGCTTGTAGGTGTGTTAGCTAGAGATACTGGCCAACTACCTCTGTAATAATCAGTAACATAATCTAAACTATTTTGAAGATCAAAGTTAGGTTTTATAATACCGCTTCAAGGTGTAGCTTGTCCTTCAACACCATTGACCCATTTTGTATAGTTATCGGGCCCATAAAGAATACATACAATCCTTCCATCTGGATCGGTATATTTGATATATAACTTATCATCACCTGTTAGCTTATATTCAGAATTAGCTGTGATAGTATTACCTGTCCAATTATAGTTAGTTCCAAACGCGTAAATATAATCATCTACATAGTTCTCAGCTATAAAGATAATATTTTCATTATTCTTTAACTCATAACCAGTACCATCTTCAGGTATAGCGGAGATAGGTAATTCAAAGCTAGTTTTAGCCGAGAATAATTTTTTGTCAGCATTGTAACCAGTTCCTTGAGTTTCAACAAGTTCTCCTAATTGACCATATTCACTATCTAAACCTGTTATTTTTTGTTCTCCAAAATCGTGATTGATATTATCAATGCGTTTGAACATATCAATTCTTCCAGCTAAGATATTTTTGGCGATCAAATCAGCATACAAATGGTTACTTCCTTCGGCAAATTCAGCACTAGATAATATTTCTTCTTCATTTGAGGCATTCATAGCTTTTACAGTGATATCATAATCTAAAGATTGGATATTTTTAATCCTTGTATCAGCTTCTTGGATTGTTTTTAATATTTCTTCGTAAACTAATTCTTCGCCGAAATCAACTTCTCTAGCGTTAAACTTTTTAAATAAAGCTTCTTGAATATTATCTAATATTTCTTTTTGTTCTGCTTTATTTACTTTATAATTGGTATTTATCTTCGCATATAATTTATAATAGTTTTTTATCGCGAATAAATTCTTCTCAGTAACTTCTTTGATTTCGTGAGAAATTGTCTTGTTTTCTTCTAATTGTTGTTTGATAGAATTAATTGCACTTGATCCATTCTTAAATGATTGATTATAGCTTGAAGCTGTATATCCACCAGTCATTGCTGAGAATGGGTAAATATAGATCTCAAAAGGAGTTATCAGAGGGTTTTTATCGGTATCAGTTATAGCTAAATCTTTGAAGCATACACCAAAACTGTTAAAAGTCATAATTCTATAACTTTTGTTTAAATCATCTCTTATATCACTTACTTGACAATTAGAAACCAAAGGATTTTGAGCTACTGTATTATCTACCATGTTATAGATAGCATTCGCGTAATCTCTACAAGTTACTAATGTATCAAAAGTACCAACGGTTTTCTTGAAATTATTATAAGCTTGATCAATTGTCTCTATATCTTCACCAGTTATTGCTGAAGATAAGTTAGCTATAACTAAATTACTTTCATCGTCATCTGTTAAAGCTGTTTTCTCTGTACTAGTTGTGTTAACCTTATAAACATTCGAAATAGACTCGACTTTATTAAGAACCTTTGCTTTTATGTTACCAGCAGCTCCGGATGTTCTTACATACTTAATTTTTAAACCATTTCCGATTAATTTATCAATATCATCTGGAAATTCAATATAAGGTAATTTTTTGCTTGAATCATAGCCAAACTTGTAGATATAACTACCAGCGGTATGAGTATAGAGATTATTAACTGGTCTCCATTCATGCTCTTCTTCTTTTTCATCAATAGGAAGAATAAATATACCATTCTCAGCTACTATAGGTTCTGGTAAATAGATTCTATTATTATCATCCAAATTATATAAACGAATAATATCAGTATCGCCAACTAAAAGATCTATAGCTGTACCTTCTAAGACTAATACATCTTTCTTGACTCCAGTATCATTGAGAACTAAAGGCTCTACAGTTATGTATTTAACATTTTCTTTATCGGAAGAAGTTATAGCAGTAAAACGAGGAATTTCGATATGTTCGGAATTCTCTAACTTAACTGACCACATAACAGATAAGTTAGTAGAAGATGATTTATAGTAATGCATATCATAACCCATCATATCACAGATTCTTCTCATAGATTCTTCTTGGGTTAAAGATGGCATGAAGCATTCTAAGATGTTTTTATCAATATTATAGTTATTCTTATCAGCTATGAAAGCTAATAATTTTAATAAGACAACACCTGGATCACTTTCGTTAGATGATTCTGGATCCCATTTTTCAGTAATTTTTGTAACTAAAGATAGGATTTCAGGATAAATCTGGTAAAAATCTTTTTTTACATATGAATCGTTAGCAATATTAAATTCGTGTTCTGTTATCATACTTTACATCCTTCTCTAGTTAAAATTATCTTCATCATATAAGACCAATGAATACATATCTGTTGTAAAATCTAGCTGATTTGTAGCTAAGAATGTTACTAACAATTTACCTTTTTCATATGGATCTCTATTTATTTTTATATCTTTTCTTCTAACAACAACTTGCGGTAAGAATAAAGCTATCTGGGTATAGATCTCATCGATCAGAACATCTTTTATGATGAAATTATTTTGATCGAATAAATATCTCTTTAATCTCAAACCAAAATATGGATCTCCAAATAATTCACCTTTTTCTGATTTCATTAAGAGGAAAAGGTTCTGTCTTGTAGCATCCATATCTTTAGCGCAATTGGTGCTGTTTATATTAAACATGTTTGGAAACTTTATAGAATTCATATATTTTATCTCACTCAATTTAGCAATAATTTAGTTTATAAATCTAAGTTTGTAAGTGTTATTGAATCACCTTGACCAGCATTCTTAAGTTGAGCCTCTAACTCTAAAACTTTATTATATAGATCAATAAATATCATATCATCACCAAATACAGTATTACCTGGTAGCTTAGCATATTTACTGACTACAGCACTATTTATATCTACAGCTCCTTCTGCTGATTCATTACCCTTAAATATTCCACCCAAGATAAGTGGATCATTTAAGCTATTATTCTCAAAAGCTATATAAACAACGTCTCCAGGTTGATAATTAGGAATATATCCAGGCATAGCTATAGCGTTAGCTTCCATCACAGCTTTATCAGCTCCTGAATAAGATTCGAAAACTGGGATTCTAATTTTGAATCTCATAGAATCAGGATTATATAATCCAGTATCAGTATCAGCTGTTTCTATAATAGCTTTCGTAATCATAATTAATCAGTATCTCCACGAACTCTAGTTAGTGTTAAATTAGTTCTGTATCCACCGCTGCTTATTGAATCGGTTTGTTTTGTTATTATATATAAGCCTGAGGATATATGCTTTTTACCATAATAATACACTTTAAGTCTAACATGTGTCATTAGAATAGCTGGTCTAATTAAACCTTTCACTGTCAAACGCACAGTTATTGGGAACTCAGTTAATTTAGACCATCATGTTGAATCCTCAACTCTTGTTCTATATTCTTCATTATCTGAACTAATAGTTGGCGCATAGATCTCTTCCCATTGACCTGCATCATCTAATCTTAGCACATAATCAGTTGGAATAAGTTCTTTCTGCCAATCATAGAATATAGAATAATTTTCATTGTTATTAATCTCAAAAGATGTTATAATATTATTTGAAGGAAAACCTATATCTAAATCATAAGCGTCTGAGTTGTCTATATCTTTATCAACTCGCATTATTCTAAAGAACGGACCGCCTAATTCGTCAGCTGTTATTCTGCCGAGGTTTAACTCACCAGAAATAATATCTACTATTGTTAAGATATAGAAAGATTTTTGTTTGTTATTATTGTATGGAACACCTTCTGGAATCATACAATCAACTAAATATTTTAAATAATCTAATACACTTATATTAGATTTTGTATCTAAAGGAACTTCTTGGTCATTTCCGGGTATTAATCCAGCTAACTCAACATATTCTGGTCTACTCATTCCAGTGAATATTTGTTGCAAACCATATGTCTTATCATAAAGTATTCTTTTTATTTCATCACTTGGTTTTTTATTTCCAGTATTCACAAAGGTATAACAGCCTGAAGAAGCAAGCATAGCTCTAGATACAGCCGTAACTTCATATGATATTGTTGAGCTTTTCATTGAGAAAGAAGATCTCACAGATGTAATTATAGCTTCTTCATTTTTATATATATAATTAGGTAATGATGCATCTCCGTAAGTAAAAACAATCTTTCTTGTTTTACTAACGCTGCTGAATACTTTCTCAAAAAAGTTTGGGTCATCACTTGGAGTTATAGGATAAACCAATGATAGTGAATATTGATTAACTTGACCATTGATTTTATCTATTGTTAAACTTTTAACAAAGTTCGGATAAACTATTTTCGATGCTTGATAAAAACCATTACTTAATAATGTTCCAGCTTCTTTGTTATAGACACCAAAAGTATAATCACCGATTGTGATTTTTATAAAAGGAGCTTCTACTCTATTTAATCCACCAATAAGTGATATATTAGCCATTTATTATTTCCTTTCATCTGAAAACATAATACTTGAAATATTTGGTATTTTTATCGTCTTGAAATTCTCTGATAATTTTATAAAACAGTCTTGAATATCATTAAAATAAGCTATAATCCAATAATAAGTAGGATTATTATAATACTTAAGAGCTAAGTAATCTAAGGTATCAGTATCTTTAACATTATGTAAAGTATAAGTAGTATCTTTAGATAAGTTTTTACCTATACCATAAATATATTTGTTGTCTAATGAATTATAGTAATACGGAACAGGTGTGTATCTACAGGTATAATCATAGTTATTATATCTTTTATTTTTTAAAATATCCATAATTATTCTCCTATCTAGATAATATCATTACTCTCATAATGAAAACCTTTTCTCATTCCTCTTGTTAATCCTCTAAATGAGCCATTCTTAGCAATACTTGTAGCATCATAAGGATCGGTCTCATAAACGGTAAACGCAACAGTAACGACAGCATATCTTTCGCCTGTTAAGATAGGTTTTTCATAGGTCACAGTGACGCCACCATTAACAATACCTTTTATAAAAACTTCTTGACCAAATCTTAAAGCCACGGTT